AATACCAATAAGGTCAGGGAAGCCATGCATCGTTGTTGTTTCAATTCTTATCCAGTTATAAATTGTTATGTTTTTCTTAATTAATTTAACAAAGTTTGACTCTTTCATTTTTAACTTTCTTGTTATTTTTTTTTTAAAAGTTTAGGGTTACATGTATGATTAAACTATTTTTATTACTTAGTATTATCAGTGTACAAGGATCAGGTAGTGTTTTCTACAAAGGCTCTGTTTATAAAACATTAGATGAGTGTAAGAAATCAATTGTAATGCATGAGAACTTACTCGCATGGCAAGCAGAACAACGTAATTATGAAACTATTTGGATTGAATCTCATTGTCTAGAGTTTGGAGGTTTTCCTCCTCTTCTTCCATCGTAATTAATTTAACATCATTGGTCTTATCTTCTTCTGGTTCTTGTTCAATAATATTTTCTTCTCCAACAATAGCAATTCCTTTTTTCTGTAGCTCATTTAATTTTTTTAAAAGGTCTTCTCTCGGTAAATTTTCAATTGCACTTTCCATCCTGATTGTTGGATCATACAATCCACCTGCTTTTCCTCGTAAAGCCTCGGCATTAATAGAAGCTGCAAAATGCTTTTCTTCTTCTGCTCTTTTACCTAGTTCATCTAGTCTAGCTAAATGCTTATCCATACTTACAGCATATTTGTCTTGTTGTTCTTTTTTCATGTCATAAATGGCTTCCGCCACTAATGGATATTTATTTGGGTCTTGAAGTTCATAGGCAGTCTTTCTAGCAATAGCATCAGAGTAACCAGCTTTTCGTGCAGACTCAGAAGCAGACTGTTGACCCATTAAGGTTTTAGTACAAAACTCATAGACAAACCTTAATTGCTTGGGTGTTAGCTTTTTTGATTTTCTTCCGTCTATAAATACTTTTTTCATATTACAATATAATCTTTTTATTTAACATTTAATCCTCGTGGCACAAAGAATAAAATCCTTGTTTTCTGCCAATCACTACTTTTACCTTACACTTGTAGTGTAAGCCTTACACTTCTAATTTTCGAGTAGTGTAAGGTGTTTTATGGCTTAAAACAAAGATTATTTACCTTACCTTACACTTCTTACACTTCTTTTTATAAAAAAAAATTTTTTTTTTTAAAAATCACTCTAAAAGGGCTTAGTAGTGTAAGGTAGACGCAAAGGCTTTCTGCAACATACATCTTCCTATACCTATTGTCGAATTAATTTATATTGATTAATATACCTTATTAATGCAGAAGAAATGTACAAGGTGTAATCAGATTAAAGACGTAGAACTATTTGATCGTAAGAAAGAAAACAAGACCGATGGTAGAAAATCATGGTGCAAGGAATGTTCCTCCAAACATAGTAAAGCTGTTTGGTCAGCGTACAAGCGAGACAAGGATCACGAAGCATTAAGCGCAACTCCTTATAAATTTCTCAAGCATTGGTTAATCAATATTAAAACACAAAACAGCAAGGCAAGGCATCCCGTTCATCCCTCTTTATCAATCGAAGATTTAATGGATCTGTGGAACACGCAACAAGGTAAATGTGCCAAGACAGGTATTACAATGACACACTTAAAAGGTGTTGGCTTAGTAGATACTAATGTTTCCGTAGACCGCATTGATAATAATATTAAAGAATATAACAAAGATAACATTCAACTCGTGTGTTATCGCTATAATATGATGAAGCATAATCAAGACGAAAAAAACCTTAAAATGTGGTGTAATGCCATTCTTCACCATAGCTAAAAAAGCCCAGAAATCTCCCATAAATTACCTCTATATTGTATTATATGTAATATAATGTTATAAAATAGTATATTTTAATAAAGGATAAAGTTATGAGAAAGAAGAGAAATAAAAAACTTAAAGTTTCTGTTTCATTACCAAGATTATCTGCACTTGAATTTTCAAATGCAGATAAATTTGAAGAGGCAGTTGGTTTTTATCTTACTAAACTTGGTGTGTCTAAAAGATTACAAAATACTTTATCAGTTAAAGTACACATCAGAAAAACTACTTTAGGTAAATCAACTTTAGGTACTTGTAATATTCCACTTAATGGTTCTAAATCTACTAAAGATTTTAAAATTGTTCTTTTATGGGATTTACCTTTTTATAGTCAGTTATCAACTCTTGCACATGAGTGCGCACATATCGCTCAACAAGTGAGCGGTAGATTACAACTTAGACGTTGGTCTAGTGATGGTAAAGAACATGTTCGTTGGGAAGGTAAAGACTTAGGTGAATACCTTGTTGATGTTTCTTACGAAGATGCACCTTGGGAAAAGGAAGCTCATGCTTTTGGTAAAAAAGCTTACTTTAACATTTTTAAAAAATGGAGGGCATAATGTCACGAAACAATCACTTTGAAGATACACCACAATCAGTTTTAAAAACTGTGGCGTATCATCGTGAACAACCTGACACTAAAATTCGTTGGGATGTTGAATTATCTTCAGGAGAGAACGCGCAAGAAAACTATTTCACGTTGCGCGCCTCTGTTATTAAAAAAGACAAAATAGTTGTTGGTCTTTTTAGTTTACACGTACAAAATCTTTCTAAAGATTTTGATAAGGCAGTTACTAAAGCAAAAGAGTTTGTGCAGGAAGGCGATCTTTTTACTTGGGAAAATGGTCAAGCACAATCTATTAATCGTGG